AGAATGATGAGGCGTAAACGATTATCTGCTTAAAGTAAAAAGCCCCAGCCAATTGGCTGGGGCTTTTTACTTTAAGCAGATAATCGTTTACGCCTCATCATTCTACGTTCAGAATCTAACATTCCTCCCCAGATTCCAAATACATCATGTGTTAACGCGTATTCCAAACAATCGGCTTGAAATTCACAGTGTCCACATATTTGTTTAACAACTCGTTTAGTTTTATTGGCTTCTCCAGCATTCTCAGGGAAAAAGAGTTCTGGGTCTGTTTGTGCGCACGGTTGGGTACCATCAAAATATGGTGCCTTAATACCAGCCTTTCGTTTGCCAAAATCTCCATGCTGCACATGCGCCTGTAGGCTCATTCACGCTCCCATATCTCATTTTTATATAACGTAATCCGTATTTGATTTGTAATTTCGCTTCAGCTGTTTGAACTACCTTATAGTTTCCCCAGGTAGAAGGCAAGAACTGTGCGATTCCAAAAGCGTGGGAACTCATATTGAGCGCCTTTGGATTAAAATGGCTTTCTCGTTGCCAGATAGAACGAAGGCAGTTCCACTCTTTCATACTCCATCCTTGGGAGTATGTAGTAAGAAATGCAAGTGTCTCAGAGTCAAAATATTTGGCGTCTGGACTAGCCACGGACTTCGCGGCCTCTTTCTTTGTTGTCGTTACTTTCAGATACGTCAAGTTGACTGTCACTGACTTCTCCGCAGGTGCAGGCACAGTTAGTGCCGCAGCTGTTGGAGGCAGCGCTAGTTGCGAGAATACTAAGACGAATGTCGCCCATATAATCCCAACCTTCTTTAAGTCAACATTGAAGTTGATTCTGATATTAAGCATTTCTGCTCCTCTCAGTTGGAAAAAGGCACCTTGTGGGTGCCTGTCTCTTACTCAACAGTAGCATATGCGTTACGCATTAAGTCAAGTTGAACAAAATATTATTTTTTACACATACAAACACGCTGATAATAATGTATAAATAGCTATGTAAATACGTGATTTTTATACGGACAACTATTCTATCTACTAAAATAAACATAGAAGAATGGTTGCGTAATGAGCATAGACACATGGATTGGCATAACCTCAGCTGAAATTGGCATTATTGCAGCGTGTGTTGCTGGAATTAAATGGGTAGTTAAAAAGTACTTATCTGAGTTGCGTCCTAATGGCGGCTCATCTATTCACGATAAAATTAATAAAGAAGTTATTCCCATGCTTATAGAGTTGCGTACTGACCAGATTGCTATCGGGGAGAAGGTTGCAAAACTGGAAGGTCGTTTTGAACAACACGTTGACGAGGAAGAATAATCTGCTACCCTTATTAGGCGGAAGTTCCGCACGAAAGAAGGAACGTATGGATATGAATATGTTAAAGAGTGCAGGAGCTACTTGGCTTCGTGCATCAGCAGCATCAGTTGCCGCCCTATACATGAGCGGGATTTCAGACCCTAAGACTTTGGCTAACGCATTTGTTGCAGGTCTTGTTGGCCCACTAGCTAAAGCCCTTAATCCAAAAGACAAGTCTTACGGAATCGGTGCTTCTAAGTAATTAAGAGTACGTTGGAGAGGGAGGCTTTGTGCCTCCCTCTTTGGCGTTTATTGGGGTATCATTAAGCCCTATTAAGGAGTACGTATGATTAAGTGTGCTAACTGTGAAAGTAAAGCGGATTACACAACCGCTGACCCAGGGATTAACCCTGTAAATTATTGCGCTTCTTGCCTCCCTTCTTGGTTACGTCAAAGAGCTGCTGCAGGACATTTCCCATTAGTAGAACCAGTGGTAGAAGAACCAACACCACCTAAGAAAAAGACTACTAAGAGCGAAGAATGAAAGTAACCCGCTATCAAGCGGTTCAAATTCATCCAGTACCAGATAAAGTACAGAACCCGCAGGGACCTTTTCCCAGAGAACTCTTTCGTGAATCTGAGATAGTTTCAGATTACGAACCTTCTTTTGCAGAAGACGGCAGTGGATTTGCCCCAGGTAGTACTGCTCAAAATAACTACTCTCCACCTAAAGCATTACGCTGTGGTACTTGCTTTGCTAGAGTTATGGAGAATGAGACAGAGAATCACGTCTGTGAGGAATAATGGCTAAGAGAAATCGAGTAGATACCTACTATGGCCGTACATCCGATGTAGCAAATAAAAAGCTTAATATTGCCCTTCGTGCACAAGAAAAAGTTTACGACGATTTTGAAATTGCCAATACTAGAGAGCCTATCCCCACTTATCAAACAATGACCGCTCCAACCACAAATTCTCCTAAACCAAGGGCGTTAAAGCTTGCCTATAGTAGGCAAGCACAAAAGCTAGTGGTTAAATTTAGAGACGGCACTTGGTGGGAGTACAACGACATTCCTGTCGATATGTGGGATGACCTTAAAGCCAGTAATTCAACAGGCAAGTATTTAGCTGCCTCTGGTCTAGATACCCACGATGACATGGGGCCCTTTAACCCTAATGAAATGACAGAGGAAACTAGGGTACTATTTAACGCATAATGAAATCTATCGGACCACTATACGCGGATGTTATTCAGTACTATCACCGCAAGGCTCTTCCTATTATTGAAAAGGGCTGGACTCAAGAAACTGAATTCCCTTATCGTAAAAGTAAACTCTGTCTTGTATTTAGGGCGCCTTTTACACACCCTGGGTTTGTGTTGGGAATATGGACTAAGCCTACTACTTATGTATTTGACGAAGATGCAGATGATTTATTAGCTGCTGCTATTGGGTTACGTGATATGAACCTAGAGCCAGAAGATGTGCGGGAGTGGTAATGTTTAAGAAAAAAGAACCGTGGGTAAAGCCATTTTCAGAGAAAGTGGCTAAGAGGGTAGTAAAGATACCTACTTCAGAGTTAGAGATGTGGATTGACCAATCCGTTTACGAAGTGGGTCGCTGCATGTCCTTGTACTCTAAATCACGAGAGACCACCTATTTAGAGGAAGCTCTTTTAGGGGCCGAAGCTTTGCACGCTGTTGTTGACGAATTAAAACAAAGAGCAACACGCTAAAGAGATTTACAGATTTATCGACATTTGTAGTATGATTACGCCTGCCTCTTCCTTCTCCCCGTGTGGCAACGGTCGGCCTGGGTTAATCACCCAGGCTTTCCGCTTTCTACTAGACTAAGGTCAATATGAGCGAACCAGAATTTTTTGATGAAGATGAAGCGCTAGAAGACGTCGATAGCGACCTTCCTTTTGAGGAAGACGAAGAGTTAGACGAGCTCTCCAAAGAGTTTGTAAAAAAGCTTATTGACCGTTGTATTCAATTTATGGACGCCCTTGTAGGACATCCGCTTCACCCATATCAAATGCCTTTGGCTAGACGAATAATAGAATCAGTACTGATTAATGATGGTGAAGAAGTCACAGCTTTGGCAGCACGTCAGTCAGGTAAATCAGAAACAATTGCTAACACCGTAGCTACGCTTATGGTGTTGCTTCCACGTTTAGCAAAGATGTATCCAGACCTTCTTGGAAAGTTTAAAGATGGTATTTGGATAGGTATGTTTGCACCTGTTGAAGGACAGGTAGAAACTCTTTTTGGTAGAACCGTTAACCGCCTTACATCTGAGCGTGCATTAGAGATTTTGGGCGACCCAGAAATTGATGACTCTTTAGGTAAAGTCCCTGGTGTTACACGACAGATTAAATTAAAAAATTCTGGCTCTACCCTTATGATGATGACTGCTAACCCTAGAGCAAAAATTGAATCTAAATCTTTTCATTTAATTATTATTGACGAGTGTCAAGAAGCAGATGACTTTACTGTCTCTAAATCTATCTCTCCTATGTTGGCTTACTATTCAGGAACAATGGTTAAGACAGGCACACCAACTACACATAAAAATAACTTTTACCGCTCCATTCAATTAAACAAACGTAGGCAGACTTCTCGAAGCGTACGACAAAACCACTTTGAGTGGGATTACCGTGATGTATCTAAATACAACGCTAACTATGCAAAGTTTATTAAAAAAGAAATGTTACGCATCGGCGAAGATTCAGATGAGTTCCAGATGTCCTATTGCTGTAAATGGCTCCTTGATAGAGGTATGTTTGTTACTTCAACCATATTAGATGAACTTGGTGATACTTCTCAAGAGACTGTAAAGGCTTGGCATCGCTCCCCTGTTGTTGTCGGCA